CTAAGGGAAGAACCTCTCGTGCACACTCCTTAGCTACTCCAGATGCCAGAAGACTGTCATAAAGGGCGTAAGAAGAAGCATAATGATCTTGGATCTGATCTTGCCAAGCATACTGCTCAGCCAACGGTATGTCATCAATGCTGTTCTGCCTATTCGTAGCATCCTGTCTGCGAAGACAAGGAGGCTTAGGTATAGACTGTACTTCTGCATATCGTTGGGAAAACTCTTGAAATGAGAATGATCTGTGACGTATAATTTGAGCTGATACTGCTCTTGTTGTTTTGATCTCTAGAACCATATTCACCATCTCAAAAGGAGACCAGTGCTTATGCTTGATGAGATACCTAAGGAGACGAGGTGCTGTCTCTTTGCTGTTTTGGTTAGCAGGGTTAGATACACGTGCACAATAGGCTACGAGATCTTCTGCGTCAGGGGTAATGGAAATAAGTTTAGCGGTGTGCATACATGAAGATACATGATATATGTGATGCTTCTAGTAGTCTTACTAGAGTAGGAGGAATAAGGCAAAATGGTTCGGACTTTGTCCTCACCTCATTTTGGAAAAGAAGAGGAAGATTGTGTCTTCCCCTTCCTTTGACCGCTTTTTCCACACACGAGGGCACCACTCCTCGTGTTTTACTGCACCCTTACGGATGTTAACGGGTAGAAACCCAGGTAGGGACTGAGTTTTTGGTCTTACCTCTGGCTTGTTGTCTTTGTTTGTAAGACATGCCTAGAACCATGTGGTTAGCGGCTGATTGTGGGTCGTCTTTCCACGCTTGTTCTAGATCTTGCCATTCTTCAAATTTACGTTTGGCAATTTCTTGATTGGCTGAGATTGCCATTGCGTCGGTGAAGTATTTAACTCCTTGGGCAAGGCTATCGAGTCTGTCATCGTGTTTAACGGCACCTTTTTCTCTACACATTCTTGAAAATTGGTAGAAGAGCATGTAGAGAAGACGTTCTTCAGGAGGCGCATCTTTGTTGCTGTTATAATCCCAGTCAATAAGCCCCCTGTCGATAACCAGACGATGCTGATTAAGGACAGGCTCCAGAGCGTCAATAATGCGATCTTCTTTTCGGACATTAGCACGTACCTCTTCTACGTCGATGTTTTGTTTGGTTTGGACTAGGTGTTTTTTGAACAGCTCTGCTACGATACCGTCACCAAAGTTTGTCTCAATTAAAAGTTTGGAGACTTTGTACTTACGACACCCTCTGAGAATGTCCAGTAACGTGTTGTCGCTGTATCCGTCCTTGTAAGCACGCATCTCGTGCACGTACAAGAAACCGTTTCGTTGGGAGATATAAGTTGCAGCCGTTTCATCCGATCCACGACCCGACGGGTCAATAGAGCAGATTGTCTCAGAGTAATCATCCCATTGCCCCTGGAGCTGCATTGGACTGTAGAAATAATCTCCAGGTAGTCCGACAGTTGGGGCTTCTTTGATAACGTTTTTGGGGTCGCTACACCATACAATGGACTCAGGAGCAGTGGTAGGGTTAACGCTGGTGACAATAAGATCAGCCATTTTAAGCGGGAACTTTTCGGCGTCACTGAGAGTCGTGTCCAGCATGAACTGCAGCATGAAGTTGCTGCGTCCCATTGCTGCTTCACGTTCGATAAGATCGTCATCATTAAAACGGTCAGGGTCAGTTACATCCCAGGCTTTTGCACCACCTTCGATGTCGTCTTGCAGTTGCGGAGCAAGAAGTCCTTCGTAGTTGTCAAGCTTTCTTGGAACTCGGGCAGGCCAGACAAAGGGTCTATAATTACGCTCGGCAAGCTTACGATAGATAGTGAAAGTTGTTTGAGGAGTACCAAGGTACATAATGCGGCTGTCATGTTTCGGCGTAAGAATAGATTCAGCTTCTGTACACAGTTGCAACAGCTTCTCCCTCATCAATTCTGTCATGCTGTTGCCAGGAACCTCTACGTCGTCTAAAATCATGACATCAGCACGGCTACCAGTAAGCTGACCAGTAATGCCCACAGACTTAACTGAAGGAGCCTGGTGAGGCTTAGCTGGTCCGACGTCGAACGAGACCCTGGACCATCTTTGGTCATCTGATTTAGGTTTGAGGTGTGCAAGCCAAGGAACTTCTAGCACAAGCCGCTGACAAAAAATAGAAAACGAGTCTGCTCTATCCTTAGACGCAGATACTACCATAATTTTCTTGTCAGGGTCAATATAAAGTGTCCACAAGACAAATGCTGCTGTAATCCAGCTTTTACCTACACCACGAAACGCTTGAATCTGTAGACGCTTAGGTCCTCGTTGTAGATACTCTGCAATGCACAGTTGTGCACGGGTTGGGGGTGGTAATTTAAGGTGTGACCAGATTGCGGTAAGAAAATACCGAAAGTCTGACTTAAGATTATTCTGTAAAGCTTCTGTATGCATGCTAGAAGGGGCTAGAAGGGGCCTCTAAGGCGTCCCTGGTGGGATTGTACCTTAGAGGCTTTTTAGAGGGCTTAGCGGCGTTTTTTCTTACGTTTAAAAGAAGAACGTCCTTCGCCTCGTCCGCTAGTAGGACGGACTTTAGATTTTTTAAGCTGGGTACCAATAGCTTCACCAGCTGAAATAGCTAGACCAAGTCCACCAGCACGGCGACTTGCGCGGCCAACAATGCCAGCAAACCTACGGATTTTACCTTTTTTAGCAGCTTGTTTGCTGAGGTCTTTAAAACCTTGTTCACGAATAAGATGCTTACGTCTTGCTTGTTTAAACTTGCTTTCAGTTGATTGTCTTTTGCGATCACGCCGACGTTTTTGTTCTTCGTTTGCGTCAATCGAAAGGTCTGACAACCTTCGACGTTGATTTGCAGTAGGACGTTTAGTTCGGCGGATGTTGTTATCTGCCATTACTTTTTCTTTTTCTTCTTGTACTTAGGATCGTTCATAAACTGCTCAGCAGTTTTGTAATTGCTTTTACGGTACACAGGAGTTGGTGGACCCATTTTCTCTTTTTTACGTGGTTTAGGCGTGTTTGTGCCACCTTCAAAAGCTCGGGCACCTGATCCACGACCGCTACCGCCAGTATTTTTAGGCAAGTAACGTTTCATAGCTGAACCAATAGCTGCTCCAGCTGCGATAGCCGCACCAGCGGGGCCAAACTTTTTAAGAATGCTCAAAGCACCACGACCTGCGCCTACTTTAGCTGGAGTTCCAATCCTTACTCCTGTGCCGCGAGAGCCCATAGAGGCTCCTGCTTTTTTACTAGCAGCCGTAGGACGGCGTCCAGGGCCTGTATTACGGGTAGTGCCAGGTTTTTTGGTACCTTTAGGTGGCTTACTGCCACCAGATTCGCCAGCAGGAGGCAGTGCTCTCTGCTTAACACGGTTGCTAGCGGCCCTCTGACGTTGTTCACGCAGCAAACGTCGTTGACGTTGCCGCATAGTTTCTTCAGGCTTTTTGCCTTTTACTTTTTTACGGGGAGGCATTAGTTGATGTGGTCAATAATACGTTGTTCTCTGTCTGGGTTCAAGCCGTATTTAGCTCTCATCCAATTTAACCAGTTGTCGCTACCTTTGTCCTGATTACAATGGGTACAGGCGGGTACCAAATTGCTCGTAAGATCTTCTCCACCCAGAGATTTAGGGTGAACGTGGTCAAGAGTAAGTTCATGTAATTCATAATTTTTCCCACAATAAACGCATTGACATTCAAAGTGCTCTTTAATCGCACGCCTCCAAAGGCGCTTGGCTTCAGGGGCTGTCATGGTTATGAGGTTGTATAAGTAATGGTCAGGAGTAGGCAGCATCGGAGTCATTAGGCAGCGTACTTGCGCTTTTTCTTCTTGCCTTTTGCTTTTTGTTTAGGACCGTATGGTACAGGCATGTACTCGCCCTTAAACTTTTTAACAGGCGTAGCGTCTCCTCGCGGAGTTTTTTTGTAGTTAGCCAATGGTTAGCTTGCTCCGGTTTCTTGCTCGGTTTTTTGAAGGGTCTTCGCGGACGAACGTGCCTTTCGTGGTTTGCGAGAGGTCTTTACCGCCTTTGCCGTCGATGTTTCTTTCTCGACGAGCTTTTGTGTGCTTGACTCGGTAGGCTGTGGCTTCCGCCGACTTGTTTCTTTTTGTATCGTAACGACGTTTGTTACGCCGAGCGGCTGCATTTGTACGGTAATTCTTCGCACTTTTTTTAAGAGTGTGATAAGGTTTTTTGTCAGGACCCATTAGCGTCGAATTGCTTTTTGAACTTCATCAAAATCAATGGTGGGCATAATATCAGCAAGACCGCTGAGAGCAGAACCCTCAACGGCCACACCAGTGATCTCATTTTTGGACAACCAGTCACAAGCTGCTTTTAGATCTTGTGTGGTTGCTTCGCCAGACTTAATTCGCGCTAAGAACTCCTCTGTAATAAGGTTGTGAAGCTCGTTAAATGAGTCTTCACTTGCTCTTTTCTTGCTCATTTTTAGATTTTACGGACACGATAGGTACAACATCGTGACACAACACCTCAACACGGCTGCCAGGTCTAAACTGGAACCCAGCTTTCATGATTTCAGTGCATTTCAAAGCACGGACTAGCTCATAATCTAGGCGAAGTTTTTGCTCATGCTTTCTGGCTATGCTTTTACACAGCTCAATCATGCTGCCATCAAGGGGTACGCTAAAATTAACTTGCATACCAAAGTTGTTACTACGCACGTATCCCGTATGATCGTGCGGAATAGTGTCATTGCCCATGTAAAACGGGCTAAGTTGCATAGTTGCACCATTGCAGCTAACATTGTTAGCAAAGTATTGTCGAGATGGTGCCCCGTTGTTTTGGAACTGAACGGCTTGATTGGTTACATTGCCCGTAGCTGCTGCTACAGGGTTTGAGCTGTTCTGAACTGTTGGGTCTTCAGTTGCAAGCGCAGGGCTTACTGAGAGAAGACAGACAGCGAGGTAGTGGTGGAGGTTGATTCGATGACCTCGTCGATGCTGATTGATTCCACGACTCCCGCATCCCGAACGACAGTCTCCAGTTGGAACTGTTCGCCCGCGTTGGTTACGGAATAGGTTGTGGAATCGCTTAAAATATCCCCACTGGGGGTTACGTTTGTTCCAGACCATGACTTGTAATCGCCACCCATGATCTCGGTTTCGATAGTTCGCTCGATGTCAATGGTGGTAGTAGTAGTGGATTGCATGCTGCCCTGAGTAAAGTTGGGCGTAACTTGTTGGGCTGCAGCGGGAGCTGCAATGAGAATCAGGAAAAGTAGTTTAAGCATCCTCTTTTTTCTTTTGCATAGGACAGTTGACAGGTTTGCCGTTTCCGTTTCCGTTTTTGTTATTGGAAGTATTAAGTCCAAAGGTTGCTAACGCGCCTGTAAATACAGAGGCAACAAAGGTAATGTCGCCCCCACTTTGACCTTTTTTGATCATAGGAATGTCGACGTAATTAAGAGTGATAATAAACCCACTCCACACTACGACACCTAAACGAACAAAAGTACCAAGGATTTCTATATCCTTTTCCGCGTGTTCTTTAACCTTTTTTAAGAAGGGTTTTGTTTCTTTTTCTTCTTCGTTAATTTGCTCCATGCTTGCTTAAATACAGGCTTCATTAGTGTTACTAGCCATTTAAAAACTGAAGTAGCAGTAAGTGTGGCAGCAACAGAAATAACAGCTGTAGTAGCAGCTGCAGTCATAATTTCAGTTGACGGCATTGGGACTTCTACATCCGTAAATGGCACGTCAATTATCTGTACCTCTTTAGCCTTAGGTGTTTTGTCTGGAGCTTTGTCTTTGTTCTCCCCTTTAACACCTGGCGGTGGCCTAAGGTCGCTAGGAGGCACTACAAGGGGCTTGTAGCTAGGTAGCTTAGCCCTTGGTACCTCCAGTACCGCTTGGGGCAGCTCAGGGGCTGCTGGAAGCGTTAGAGAGGGGAGAACTGGAGGCTCAGTCCAGGGGTCCACCGAACAAACCGCGTTCGATAAACTTAACGGCTTCGTCGTCTACAGAGTTGTCCGTTTGCTCAGCAAGTTTGGTAAGCAGGTCGACAATCAAACGCTTGACTTTGTCAGAGTTAATAAACGAGAAGAGAAGTGGACGGATAAGGGCGATCATTCTTCAGCGGGGGTAGGTTCGGGAGTGGGTTCGGGGGTAGGCTCAGGCTCAGGTGTGGGCTCTGGAGTTGGCTCGGGTTCGGGCTCAGGGGCCGGTTCCCAGCTGTAGAAGGCAGAGCTAGTGCAGTACTCAGCAAGAGCTGCAACGTCTGCACAGTCAGCAATAGCAGTTTCCTTTTCGTTGCTCAGGGTGCGGATCTCACCACGACGGGAAAGAACCTCAGCAGGGACAGCAGCACTGTTCTCTGCCTGACGAACGACATACCAGTCGGTCTCGCTAAGCATGGAGCCTGCTGCTTCTTTGACCTTTGCAGTCCAGGTTTCCTTGAGTTGATCGAGATCCTTGGGGTTATCAACACCCCAGTAGAACCGCTGATCCCAAGACGCCACGGGGGCGTCAGGGACTTCAACGATACCAATGGCTTGCTTCTCCTCCAAAGAAGTAAGCGCAAGCCAATTAGCGGGATATTGCATCCCGTTATGAACAAATGCCTTGCCATATCGCAAGGTCTTACCATTAAGTTGAAGCATAGTTAAATGTTTTAATTAGCGTGCGCGTGCGTATTTGAAGGGGTTTTCTGCTACGGCGTAATAGATATATGTGGACGAATCAGCCCTGTTGTACTCAGTAGCGTTATTTTTGAAGGCAAATCCATTACTAAGAAAATCTACACCAAAGTCACTGCTAGTAACCGTGCCGTCTTGACCTCTCTTGCCCTCAACGTAGGTTCTGTTGGCATAAAGTGATTCTTGGTTGATATTGTAAGAACCTCTTTCGCTATCAAACATAATCCAACTTTCGTAGCTGGAATCAGATGAATTAACAACTTTCTTGCAAATTAGGAAGGCAGGACGGAAGCCTGTGTAAATGAAATTATCTCCACCAGTAGATGTGTACGAAGATATGGCGCTATAACCTTCGACAGGCGTAAACGCATAAATGATATTTGTTCCACCCCAGGCAGCAGTTGGTCCATCGCTTAAATTGATTATGCTGCTTGTGGCAGATCCAGGATAAGCACTATAAGCACCATCAGTGGAATTAAGGGCTAACCTGTTGTTAGTTTCACCAAGTGCTGTGCTGTAAACTTGCCAACCTCCTGCTGCACTTCTAGATTTCCAAATCCAAAATGTAGGGGTAGCATTTAATCCATGGCCTACGCTATATGAAGATGTTGAACTTGAAGGTGCTGTGAAACCAACAATCGAGAATCCAGCAGTCGGATTGGCGCGAACGGTTGAAGGGATTGATGGTACGTTGGCAACGCTCACACCATAGTCCACAAGCAGTTTTCCATTAATAATGATATGACTTCCGCCAAACGCACCCTGATCGTCCATAACAATGGAAGGTACTGAAGCTACACTTGTCCAGATTCTGATCGCAGGGTTACTTGCATCAGCAGTGTCGTGCTCTACTCCGCCGATAGTAACGGTAGCATTTGCGCTAGTGCATCCAACTTCAACCCTGTACGGTCCATTAGAAGCAGGAAAATAGCTGCCTAGATCAACAGTACCTGAAGAGTTACCACCGCCTGATCCACCAGTTGATGCAAACGTAGTCTTGTTACCGTCAAAGAACTGTGTGGCTGGATAACTAGAGTTAAAAGATCGGTCGTCAGCTGTCAGGCCACTAGACCAAGTAGTTCTTTGGTCGTAAACAGCGGTATTCAGGCTGCCAACAGGAATGAGGCCAGCGTCAACCAACTCCTTACCTGCCACCTTAATTGCTTTGAGAGAAAGACCTTCGCTACTGCTTGGACCGCTATTTATTGTGACACTTGTAATGCCAGAAAGAGAGCTTCCATTCGCTACGTCAACCCAACCATGATTAACACCACTTAAATTTCCAGTTGTATAAGTGTTTGTCCCATCTGAGAATGAAACGTAGCAATCAGTTGCAGACGCGCCTGAAGCTGTAGCATAAACCTGTATAGCACCAGTCGGAAGAGCTGAGCTAAAGTTTAAGGTAGCTGAAGAGTTATAGACCCAAGCATCAGTTCCGTCCGCCCAGCTTGATGAAAACGAATTTGCAAAAACATTAGCCCAACTGCCCTGGGTTGGGTTAGTAGAAGTTCCAGAACTCCACGCCTGGCTTTGGTTGTAAGCACTGTTGGTGGCTAAATCACCGCCGTCCCATGCCCAAGCCACATATGCGTTATTAGTTCTGTCTACATATGCACCATCAGAACCACGCCAAACAGAAAAACCATTGGCATCAAATGAAGACAAGTAGCCATACAATGAATTGTCATTGAGAGTGCCTTCAGCAGCGTCGCTGTTACTCATCAACGCGTTGGAGGTGCTGTTAGTGCTTGCGCCACGAAGAACGTCATACAAAGTGTGCTGGTTGGCATCTGTACGGTCTTTTATCCAAACTAAATCTGGGCTGAACGAAAAATTTGAGAACGATCGTGTCGAGTTCGTATCTGATGTGCCAGTCCAAGTTTCAATATCAAAGTGATCCGAACCCTTGGCAATCAGCGGGTCGTCAAGGTTCTGCGTGCAGAGTGCTTTATATCCAGTTGGTGGCGTAAAGGCAAATGATCCACGTGCACCAAAGTTGTACTCGCACTTCATTGATCCACCTGAACTGCCGTAATTTGAATGCGCCTTCCAACCAGTTGTAGAGGCTGGCAGCGTAACGGTCTTCCAAAGTTGGTTATTCAAATAAAACTTGATATTCCCGTTATCTAGATCAAGAGCATGACCAATTACAAAGGGGATATTGTGCCTTGCCCAAGTTGGGGTTTGGCTGCCGGTAATAGTTCCATCAACACTAAAAATAGTTGCGCCAACGTGTACCCCACTGTTACTTGCGTTGTAGTTAGGATTAGTATCACCACCTCGGATAATGCCTGTAGCACCACCATCGTTACCATTCCAAGTAATAGTATTTTCCCAATACCACTTACCTGTAGTCATGATAATAGAGCTAGCAGCAGAGTTGCCAGTGTTAGTGTTGATGGTGGTCTCTAAGGCTCCGTTGCTAAGAGTAAAACCGTCTGGATTATCTAAGCCGTTAAGGGTTGCGTAGTTCCCACCGATGTTTGTTCCGTCGTCATAGTTAGTTGGAGAGTCAAGCATACTGTCAATATGCTTTCCTCCTGAGCTAACAGAAGGAGCACTCCCGCTCCATGCATCAGGAGTCGAAGCATTAGTGGTTCCACCAAGCACATAAAAGTCACGGTTAGACTGTAACTGATAAACAGTTGAATCAGTACCCCAAGTCAGCACAGTCGCTTCTTCATCCCAATATGAACCGTTGACATGATTCCACGAGGAACCATCGTGCCAAAAAAAGTCCATATTGTTAGTACCCGACTCATAGGCACCACCATCAAAAACTGGTAATCCAGTAGTCTCGCTACCGCTCGGTACAAAATACAAATACTCTGAAGACAAAGACGAACCGCCATCAATAAGTGTGGCGTTAGATGTCACGTCGCTTTTAGTTGTATAAAGCGTAGAAGACTTATATAACTTTCCTGCAGTAAATTTACCAGTAATGTTATTAACCGTCCACGTATTGTTATTACCACTGCTATCCGTACCAAGCGTAGCGTTGCTGCTGTTGTCGGAAAAGTCGAGGTAAAATCCGCCGGTTCCGTAGGTTCCGTCATATTCAACTGGATTCCAAACACCAGTGTCTTCGTCAAATTCACCAAATTCGGTCAGGTATTTAGCGTTTGGTGTGCCAGTGACAGAGCCGCTAGCATCATCAGTAGCAGTGTTAGGCGATCGACCAGCAATAAAGTGCGCCTCGGCGATATACATATCACCATAAGTAGCCTGGTTTTGGTAATTTACATATTTACCAATATAATGATTGACATTGGCACCATTTACATAAGAATTATCGTGAAGTCCGAGAGAAAAAGTTTCAGTGTCAAAGGCTGTAATTTCTAAGCCGTTTACATAGATCCTTGCTTTGTCTTGTTGATATTGATTAGCCGCCCAAGTAACACATATGTGATACCACGCAGACGGGTCACGAAATTTCATTGACGTATGCAAATCTACTCTATATGTAGATTGATCATCCCCTGTATCGCTAAAGCGCAATGAATCGTTTGAATTGAAAGCAATCAATGATTCTCGATTTGAACCATTTTGTGCTCCGAAAATGGGTTGGTTTGTTACTCCAAATTTTGTCCTTTTTACCCATGCACTAAAAGTCCACGCCGTGCGGGGACCTGAAGATGACGGGGAAAAATTGAGAAATCCAGTGTCACCACTATGGAAACGCAAGCTGCGTTCAATCTTGTAATCAGCAGCGCCGCCAGATTGACCGGCGGCACCTGCTAAAGCGTTATTAAATACTGTCATATATCAAGCGACGTAGTTAGTGGTCAGATTGCAGGTTAGAGTAGTGCTATTCATCACGATGTAATCAATACGATCAATAGCTCCAGCCGTGCTGGTAAGAGTGATGCCTGCTGCACCACCAACAAACTTCATCGTGGTAGGGAACGTACCGGATTCCGTACCGCTATAGACAATGAAGATAGAGCCAGTCTGACCTTCTGCAGCAGCAGCAAGGTTGCTAAGTGCAACAGTGAACGTTCCGCTGGGAGAAAGCTTGAAGTTGTTGCTTGCGTTAAGGTCGAGCGTAAAAGATGTGCCAGAAAGCTCAGTAATGTCGCCACGTTGAGCAGCAGTAAAAGTCTGAGCTACGTCAGTTTTTGCAGTGTCAGCGTCAAATGCTTGGATTGTAGTTCCAATGTCAGACGTATTGGCTTTACCACTGATGTCAGGGACAGCAGCCGTGACAAAGGCAGTAGTTGCAATTTGAGTGGTGTTAGTACCAGAAGCCGCAGTAGGAGCTGCAGGAGTACCAGTAAAGGTAGGAGACGCAAGACCAGCTTTAGCAGCTAGGCTAGAGATAGAAGTTTCTACATCTGAACCACCATTGTCGTGGATAAGCGCATCTGCTTTGATTTTTCCGTATGCCATAATTAAGAAAGTACAGTAAGACGAGAGTTAGAACCGACAGTAATAGTTACACCGGAAGCGAGAGTCACTGTCGGACCCATCATTCCTGCATTTGTGTTAGCAGCAATAACTTTGCTGGTATTTAGGGTTTGCGGCGTTTCCATGAACGCTGCGTCTACAGTTGTAAAACTGAGGTTACCTGAAGTATCAGATGTAAGTGATTGACCGGCTACGGAAGGTAGGCCAGTAGGAAGTGTAAGAGTGTAGGTAGCACCTGCAGAGTGAGGTGGTGATTGGATAGCTACACCGTGGTTGTTGTTAGAGCAGTTCAGCGTAATTTTGCCGACCTGTCCACTAAACGACCCATCACCTTTGATTACAGGCAGGTAGCTAGTGGCGTACCTATTTTCAGGGTCAGCAGCAAAGTATTGTTGCCAAGCCCATTTAGATGTAGAAGAGTTGTATTGCAGGCGAATTGTCAGGTCAGTAGATCCAACAAAACCAGAAGGCACACCAGATACTGCACTGTTGCTTTCAACACCAGTAGAATTAACAACCTCTACACGGTCTCCATTAGCAGGGCTAGAAGGAAGGTTTGCAAGAGCAGCAATTGGGGTGTAGAATGCGGCAGCAGACACGGCTGCGGAGGCAGCATTTGCCGTTGCTACAGCACTAGAAGCCTGATTAAGGGCATACGCAAGGCCCTGAGGGTTTCCGCCTACACCATCGCCAGCCGGATTAGTACCATCATGTACGTATGTACTGACAGTAGTAGATGCAGCGTTAGCTGTGGTTGTAGCAGCATTTGCCGTTGTGGTTGCAGAATTAGCTGTGGTAATAGCTGTATTACTTTTGCTAATAGCTGATGTAAAACCACCTTGGCCGTCGGATTCTCTGCTATTATTGAGAGCAGCTGTAGCGTTTGTGTCGGCAGTATTTGCTGTTGTTACCGCGTTACTCGAATTCGTTGAAGCTGTGTTTGCCGTGTTGATAGCGTATGCCAATCCTTGAGGATTACTACCAACACCATCGCCAGCAGGGTTTGTACCATCATGAACATAAGTTGTGACAGTTGTTTGAGCTGAGTTTGCGGTTGTGACCGCGTTCGAGGCATTTGTGGAAGCTGTATTTGCGGTTGCAGTCGCGGCATTTGCTGTCGTGACGGCGTTTCCGGCTGTCACCGTTGCGGCATTCGCTGTGGTAACTGCGGAGTTTGCTGTGGTAACTGCGGATGCGGCGGTGGTGTTCGCGGCAATTACTTCATTATCAGTTTCCTGAGTTGCAAAGTTGTTTTGGGTGAAGTTATCATTAAGATCTTCCGCCTTGATTGCAGATCCGGGGAAGAATGTAGCTTTGAGGCTGCTAATATCAGTGTCTCGAAAGATACGTACAGCAGCCCCATTAGCGGGGGCAGTATTAAAGCTAAGGGTGGTAGCGTTACTGAAAGTAAATGCAGTTGTAGCAGTGCCGTCAATACTTGCTTTGACGTCAGCTTGCTTTAGATATTCAAATGTAATTGAAAAGTTCGTGTTTGAACCATTCCCTGTGTATGTGTTTTGTGTTACTGCCATAAAGCTTCACTTTGTTTTTAGTAGGAAAAATCTTCCATTTTTTCAAGAAACAATTCAGCCTCATCTTCCATACCGAACTGCAGATATTCTTGAACAGTGCTGTTGATATATTGTTTGCGTTGTATGGCATCGAGATCTGAAGACATAGCTGCTGCAGTGCGTTGAGCAAGGCGCAACTCGAAGTCTAATCTGTTGTGGATGTTTCTATAAGTACCTAAATCGACGGGCATTCCTTTGTTAATCATCCGCATATAGGCTTTACGGAATTCTTTGCCATCTTGTGAGTTCATCACACGCCTAATTCCTTCCTTAAAGAAGCCTTCTCTACCCATGATATTAGTGATTTCAGACCTTTGATCAGGTGTATACTCCACACCTTTACCGTTTGTACGCAACGTAGGCCGTGCGTCATACTCAATCATCTGCAGAAATTCTTTTTCCTCAGAAATTTTTCCGCTAACTTTCCAAGGCATGTAGTTGTTCCAGACACGAGTCATGAAACCTTCATACATGTTGCCTGCTTTGTCTGGGTATCCAATGCGGTCACCGTCAATCCAGTCATACTTTTGCGGAATCTGACCTTTTAACAAAGGCAGACGATTGCGTGCCATGTCAAAGATAGTTGATTCTACTTCTTTCAAGCCTGGATCAATAAGACGTGACAATTCAGCCATTTGACTAGACAAAGGCATGTTTGCAGCGACCATGAACTGACCACCCCAACGGGTAAGTGCACCAACATCGCCACGAGCAACGTCCATAAACGGCTCTAGACCTGCCATAAATGACTTGTCAGTAACCGATGCTGACAGAATAAATGCAAGTTTACGAAATTGTTCACCAACATCATTAGGAGTCAGTGAATCCATGTTGTCTGCTACGTCAGCTACAGCGGCAAACCAGTTAGACACTGGGCCGAGGTTATCGTAGCTAATCCAGTTACCACCAGGAAGGCGAATAGACCTAGGCTTCCAACCTGTATCGCGTCGAAGAGCTTGCTTTTCTTTGTCAGCAAGTCCGTTGCCTGTGATCCTATCAGTCATAAATAGACCAATAGCAGCAGAAACAGTCATTGCGCCAATAGCCGCACGTCCATAGAGATCTGCACGGATTTCTCCGTACTTCATGTACATCTCTTCCATGCTCATCTTGGCAACGTCACCGTCTTTCAAGCCACGCTTCATAAGAAGTTCTCTAACTTGATCTGCTGGGACTTCTGTTGGCTTAAGTCTAAAATCCCTGTACTCTTTCATAAACAAGTTATGAGGTGAGTACGATTTTGCAAGGATTAGATCGTTGACAGGAGTCTTGGTAAACAGCAAAAACGGTTTCAACATAGGCATACGTTGTATCATGCCAGATACGCTGTTTGTAAGCTCATTGTCCAGCGACATAGCAAGCTCACTCGATTGATACCTAACAAAACGATCTTTGATTAGACCGTCTTCGTCAAACATTTCTTTTCTGATTTCAGCGTAGTGCTGTGCAGCTTTAGCCTCATCAAAAGGTAGTTTGCCGTTTTGCGTTACTTTGTCAAAGGCACGGGCACGAATCTCTCCGTGCATGATCATGTTCTGTGTAAAACCATCCAAGGCTTGCATAGCACGGTTACCAAAACGCAACCACGGGTGATTTGCCAGATCATTCATCATCTTGATGCGTTCTACAGCAACTGCTGCACCTTCTTCGCCGTTAGCAGATTTAGCTTGGGCAATAGCATCAAGAATCTCAATCTGTCTTTCACTCTTTTGAATGAGGTTTTCACGCTGCAAATCGGCAACATTAACCTCAGTAGCACTGCGTTTAAATACCTGAGACATATAGCTCAGTGAGTCTTGCAGTACCTCAAAGTTCATAGCGAACTGATACTGTGCACGACGCACCTGCTGCATATCTCCCAAGGCTATGCCACCAATCATTGCACCAATAGGTTTTTCAATTAGACCAGCAATGTTACTAAAACCTGCTTTGATTGGAGTACCAAAAGCACTAAGAGTAGAGTTGTAAACGTTAGACCAGAACGCATTCAGGATGACTGACTGTGTGCCAGGATCTCTATCAATAAATGATTTAGAAAGAGTGGCAGTAGAGTTTTTTAGAAACTTGTTCAAAGAGGCCATCGTGTTGACTTTGCCATCAGTGAACTCATACGCCATGATTAGAGGCGCAAAGAACTCAGGCTGATCCTTACGAACTTCGCGGAGAATGTCAGTAGTTTGCTTTGCATCAAGTCTAATCTTGTCAATAGCTCTCAGTGTTTCATTTTTCTCTTCTTTAATAATTCTGTCAATACGCTTGGCATAAGCCATCTGATTTGCTTTGCTGCCTGTCTGCGTCATGCGATTCCACATATTAGTGAGATTCAGCGCACGACCACGGATGTATGCAGACCGGCCTCGCAGCGCCATCAGATACTCAATACGGTCAATCAAAAGATTAGAGGCATTCTCAATGGCTGGAGTATCTTCTGTCATACGAATACCCTGAGCAATGTCAGAGACTTGTCCAGACAAAGATGTAGCAAGATACATTTCTGCTTTGCCGTCATCCAGATTCATTAAATCTGTTGTGTATTTTTTGATCATTTTACGGGCAGTTTCCATGCCCTGTGCGCTAAGACCTTCAATACCAGCATCACGATCAACAATGCCTGATGTTCTGATGTCTTCCATAAAGAGCTGTTTTACTTGCTCAAAAGGAAGTTCCATATATTCTGCAAACCTTTCATCGCCAATTTTTGCAATTTCAGCAGCAGTAGCATAGTCCCCGTTAGGGAACTTGACATCCATTTTTACGTCTTTAAGTTGCGAGCCAATACCTTTGAGCATGATTGTCATGTCACGATCAAGCTCCAGGCCTTCCTTAAGAAACGACTCAGTAATCATGCTGCCTACACGGCCATCGACACTACCACCTTTGTTTGTAGTAGTTTGCCATAAGTCAATTGCAGCTATGTTTACGTCACCATCTACAGAACGTCCTACATACTCTTGTGCACCGTATACATCGTGCACACCGTAAATAGGTTCTGACAGTGCAAGCTCTACATCTCCGTCAAATTTTTGGAGAGCTTTGTTGTAATTATACTCACCAATGTTGTCAATAGCTTGAGACCGCTTTGCTGCAGAGAAGTTAGCAGCGTCTTCTGGGCTCAGAGCCTGTTGTGCGTTAGCAGCTTCTGCAACACCCTTAGCCTTTTCACTCTTAGGAATGTACTCTGTAGTGAGGCCACGCAAACCGTTTGCCAGTTTTGCAGCACCTACTAGGATGTCTGTGCCGACACCTAAGTAAACACCCTCAGTAACATTCTTTGCTCGCTTCATGTCAGCACCGTCAGATGGCAAAGTTGCCAAATCATCAGGAATCCAACGATAGAATCGAGGCCAGGTTTGTTTGAGTGTACCGGTAAGGTTGTCGTCGTTTTGGTTGATCTCTACGGTGTAGTCAACAAAAGCACCAGTGCCAGCACTAAAGGCCATGCCACCGATCTTTTTGACCATAGGATCAACTAGGAACTTTGCTTTACTAGCTTTGTTGGCTATGCTTGCAGCACGCCCTGCTAAAGCAATAGACCCAGCACCGCTGAGTCCGATAGTAGGAATGATGATAGAAGACATCTCCCTTACAGCTTGTGTGATTTCACTTTCAAACTCAGGGACTTTTGGAACTTCTACGCCAGGAACTAGATTGAGAAGGTCAGCGCCAAAATCTAAAACACCAACAGGCGCTGCCGCTGCAAATTCACCTATGAATTCGATTGCAGACTGATCGTCCTCATCTTCTTCAGTAAATGTTTTTTGTTCAAGTTCTTCTTCTGCCGTGGCAGCTTGCGGTTGCTGTTTTGTTGTGGGTTGTTCGGGTGAAGCCGTAGCTTCTGGTGTTTTAGTTTCTTGCTGTTTCCTGAGTTCTTCTTCAGCTTGCTGCTGTTCGATGTACTCAAGATCACGGCCAGGCACGCCTTCTGTGAAATTGTCGAAACTATTCATTTTCTAATGGGTTGAATCCGATGACTGCGTTTGCACTAGCAGACCATGCAGCTTCTGCCTCATCAGTGTAAGGGAGACTAAGTGGAGGGGCTACGTCGATTGCCGTCCCATAAGAATGGGCACTGCCTGTATCGTCAGGTCGAAGATACGAAGTCACACGGAAACCTCTTGCTTCAAACAAAGCTTTGGCTTGTGCAGCTTGGGCACGGCTTTCAAATTCGTAGTGGTTGTGGTAGTGTTGTCCACCGTGACCTTCGGCCTCGTAGTAGATACGTCCACCAGGACCGTCGTCCTTACCTCTAATAGCAGGGTCTGCAGAGACATACTGAACTACCTTGAACATAGAAGGACGAATCGGTGCCGTGGCTCCTGATTTGTTGTCTCCAATGTTGGCTCGTCCTGTACGTTCAGGAGTGCGGTAGGTGTTACGAATAGGTGAATAAGGAGTATCAATGTATTGTTGATACCTTACATTCATCTCTTTATTGAGTTTGTCAACTTGTAGTTGTGTACTACCATCTCCAATAAAAGGTGCAAGCTCTCTAAGAGCATACAATGGTGTTCTATTTATTGAATCCGCATAGATGACAACAGAAGGTGGCATTGTAAAATTAGGATTTGTATAATCCATTAAAGCCTTTTCTATTTCAGGGTGGTTCATTAAGGCAGCAGCTTGTCTAGCTGCATCAGCATCTGACAAACTTTTGTTTTGTCCGATTGCTTTGATTTTTTTCAACTGCGCTTCGCCAGTAGTTGCTAGGCCTTCGATACGGCTAACTTCTGCATCTGTTATATCTTCGCCTCCATTTATTTGATAAGCTTTCATACCACGTAAATTATGGTTCTCTTCTATATCTTTCATCATCTGAGCTTTGATGGCAATTGCTGCATCTCTCCGAACTTGCTGTATATTTGCCCCTTCAACAGCAGAAAGTGAGTTCACGAGCGTGTCATAATCTCTGAATTTTTCATTTAAATACAGAGTGTAGTTAATGTCATTGCCGTCCTTATTTACGTTTCTTGCATTCCTTACAGAAGGATGGCTGAAAAAATCAGCTTTAAGCTGTTTCAAATCCGTTTCACGTTGAGGATCTTTAGCCATTTCTTCTTGAAACTCAGCTAATTTTAGTGCTCTGTTCCTAGCTTCTGGCGTAAGATACTTACCATTCATAGCTTGCTCAACAGTCAGACGACCCATTAGAGCTAATCTGTTGTTAAGCTGTTCAGTGTCAAATGCAAGTTTTCCATCTGGTGTCATCGCTCTGAGTTCTTTGATAACATCAGCGGTGTGTCCAGGGTATGCTAAATGCACTCGTCGTTCAATTTTATCAACATCTGACTGGGACAAGACACCGTCTTCTGTACCAAACTGGTTAGCAAGATCGACAGCAAAGGCGTTGATTTCTTGTTGCCTGCGAAAATCTTCGTTAGTAACTGCTTTTTTTTGCTTATTAGTAATGCTTTGTTTGATTGCTTCTAGTTCAGCAGCACTGCCTGGGAAAGCTTCCTGAAACGTTTTACCGTTTGACCCACCAGAAGGCATCCTTAAGATAGCGTCAATTTGACCAACAGTAACACCGAAAGCTCCGCCTCCCTCTGCACCGAGTTTCAGGGCAGCAACCATACTGGCACGTTTTTGATAAGAAGGATTTGTGCCGTTGATGCGAAGGATACCGGCAGGACCTTCTTCACTTAATACCTGTAAAAATGCGTTGTGACGATCACGTTCTAGTTCCTTCTTTTGTGCTGCACGTTTGTCCTTTAAAAAAAGAGAACGTCGATTATTTACTAACTCATCCAGTTTTGCATAGACACCTAGGCCTGACAAAACTTCTGGCCTTGCCTTACCAGCAAAATACAGCTCCATGAACTTGCGTTTTGCTTGATCAAGTACAGCATCGAAGTCAGTAATTTCTTTTCCAGTCTGCTGTTCTACTTCTTTAATGTGTTCTTCTAAAAAGTCTGGAAATCCGTTGAGACTGTTTTTGAATAACTGCTTATGCTCAAACCAACGCCTTGTGTTTCTGTTTTGGTAAACAGTAAAGAACGCATCGATAAGAGACGAGTCAGCACCAGGACCTAAAATTTCCTGAACAGCATCTTGTGAAGCAAACTCAGCACGTGTCAAGTTGTCGTTCATTTTTTGAAACGCCAACATTTCATCATAGGTTACACCAGTTCTAGAAATGATGTCATGTGCTGCAGCAACCTTTTTTTCTTCTTCAGCCGCGAGGTACTGACCTACAAGACTTGCAGCAGTTGAACTAAAGGCTGAAATGTTCCGAAGGTTTGTTTGTTGGACTTTGTTTTGATTATCTAGATTGGTGATTCCAGTTTGATAATCACGGGTAAGAGCGTCTCTGTAAGACTTTCTCTCCTTATTCTGCATTTGGAAGCTAACATCTCTGTTCTCTTCCTCAAAACTATTTACAAGCCGTTGTGTACGTTGGTGGATTTCACGTTGACGTTCAAGAGCTTGCTGGGCACGTTCTCTGCCCCTAATTTGTTTTTGTGTTTGCCTGTTAAATTTTTCAGTTTGATCAGGAGTCTTGATTTGAAACTCACTAAAACTGCCAGGCTTAGCGTATGTCTTGTAATTTTTTGGCATAATTATCCAAACGGTTTCCAACCCATACCGACAGCAGTACCAGCGACATTAAGCATTTGATTAAAGAACGCAGTACCAAGATTAGCTTGATATGCAACAGCTTCCATCGGCTCAGGACCTTGCTTAGGCTTATAGATTTCTTGGAACTCAGGCCGCGGCATGGTGAGAGGCGTGGGTAGAGGCGGTGCGATCTCTGGTTTCAACATGATGCTAGCTTCTGCATCTAGATCAGCTTGTGCACGTTGCATTGAAATTTGCACACGTGAAAGACTATCGGCTGCCTCTAGGTTATTTCTAGACAACTCAAGAGCAAGATTGTCTTGCATGTTTTGATGACGTGCTACAAGCAAATCCATGTCAACTTGTGACATGTTATCCATCAATTCATTGACAATATCATTCTCAGCCATGTTTGCTTCCATTTGGATAGCGTGCAAACTCTTGCCAACAGAACGACCAGCTTGACCTCTAGATGCAGCTTGGCCTTTATCCTTCAGAGCAGCAATGCTTGATTGCCGCATTTGTGACATAGCTCCAGACTTGAGCTTTTTCTTCTTCATCTGCAAGCCATAAGCTTGTGCAGTGTAGTTAAGATAAGTCTCTTGCTCAGTCAGGCCCAGCTCAATCTGCTGTTCCATCTTATTGCGGTCTTGCTGCAAATTAGCAAAACCATCAGCTATTTCGTTGAAACCTTTTTGTGCAGTAGCTTGCGCCATGGATTGCTGGTAAGCACCCAAATCACGGCTATGCTCGTAATCACGGATTGCCATTCCGTAATTCCAACGCTGCTGTGCACTATTCTCTTCGTATTTTATATCCCTTTCGAGATTGTTTATTTTTATATTTTGACCTGCAACGGCGTAATCATACGACCGTTCCAATTCCTCGCCTTCAAACTTATATACCGCTTGGTTATACTCGTTTGTACGCTTGGCTACTTCACGTGCATACTTGTTTTGTGAATGAGCACCTCCAGTCAGCCAATCTAAAATACCGTGACTTTCTAAGCCAGATACAGCTAATTCACGTTCAATTAGATTATCACCTTTCGGATTAAATTCTAAATCATCATATCCAAACATCAAGCCCTCCTATAGAAACGTGGTGTATAGTTACCCTCCCACATCATTGCGTTGACAGCAACAGGAAACGGTGAGTTGTTAAACATTTTTAAATCAAAGTTTTCAGTTCTTTGGTGGATAGGAATAGTAAATACAGTCTCGTTATCTAGCGGGACATCGTTAGCAAGGTATGTGTTGGCTTCTGCTACAGGGTGTACATTAAACCATTCGTCAATAAAGAACTTAATAGCTGCACCGTCTGCAGGAGCTGATGAAAAAACAATGGTTGTATCGTTGCTAAAAGTAAAAGCTGTATTAGAAACACCATTTACAGTGACTTTCACATCTGACCTGTCTACATACTCCAAGTCGTTTTTGTTGAATGTAAATGTAGTAGTAGAACCATCACCTGTAAAGTCTACAGCGTAAGGAAGCCTACCGGTTTGATTGACCTTAAAGCTCATCATACCTGACAAGCCAATAGCAAACTTCATCCTTGCAATAGTCAGGTTCGCTGTAAAGTCAGTGATATTGTTGTCTGGCCTGTAGAACGTACGTGGCAGCTCCACATCAAAGTTGTACTTATATCCGACAATGACATCACCAGCAACGTTCAAGGCACCTTCACCAGACGCCGTCAAATTTTTGTTGGGAATTACAAAGAAGCTTTCTGTAGCTGGAGCGTTAGGCCCGTTTGTATCTGAACCACGCTCAGGAGTAATTGTAAATCCTGACTCAACAAACGCCCCGCCAGTTGTGTCACCCTTAATAATGATAATAGGTGTCAAAGACGTAGCATCGTTGTACGGAATGTAGCACTTGGTTCTGTTATTAGCGGCATCAAATACCACAGAACTAGACCCGATGTTTTTGTACAGGTCTACACAGGGGTTGACCTTTTCACCTTTGTTGTTGATGATAATAGCTTGCTCTGGGCTTTGGCTAAGTGCAGCTTTTAGTAAGGTAAATTGACCGCCTTGCTTAGTGACTGCGTACATCTCGTCAGAATTAGTAGCTAGGAATTGCACAGTTCCTGGCATAATCCAACTAACCCAGGCTTGCATAATGTTCCTTTCACCGTCGTTATAGTAACGGAACAAGAACACTTCATTTAGAGATTGACCACTTAGTGCAATCATAGAGTTCTGTGGACTAGAAATCATAAGATCAACGTCTTGTGAAATCCATTCTTTTACAACTCTAGAAACGTCAATAACCTGTGGGTTTTCTTGTTGACCACGAGTGATCATACTAAACACACGTGTATAGCCAGGCGTTTTGCTAACAAAATTGATGTTAGTACCTACGTCAACAGGCTCAATATCACGCTCAATTTCATAGTTAGAAAGCGTCCGGATTGTAGTCAATGCAGGCGTCAGCACACCTGTATCAGAAAACATAATAAACTGTTGGTTTTCTGAGAACAGCACTACACCCTGTGGCGTAGGAATAACTGAATGCAGTGAAGTAGGACGGATAGACGAACAACTGATGTCAATTGGGTCTGAGTCAATAACCGTTTGTGCAGTAGTAAAGAAGAAGTTATAAAAGTCTCCAGACCTACTGAGAATAACGTTATCACCAGAGATAAAGCCTAGGCGGTTGTTGTGGAAGAACCCGCTAGTAATTTTGTTGTTGACAAAACTAGGCTGTGCGTTAGTTGTGTCATCACCTACCTGACGATCTACATAGTTAATTTGACGGAAGATAAAAGTGTCAGTCGCTGTATTTACCAGCTCATGCGGCATGGTAGCGTTGTTTAAACCAACAGAGACTGTGGGATTGATAGTCTCTTGCCAGTAACCTTCACCACCTACACCGTTATGTGCAACAAACTTAACCCAATAGTCAGCATCGTTTGCACCCGTCAGTACAACTTTAACAATACGGCCATGCCTCGATTGCACAGGTAGGGTGCCAATGTCATTAACAACATCCTCAATTGCAACCAATGCAAGGTTGTTGATGCCACCAAATGCGTGCACATCCATGTCAGCAGTATGCTGCAGCTCTAATTCATTGGCAAACTTGCTGACAGTGATACCTGCGTGGGCACCGGTCATCGCCTCGATGTCAGTTTTCAAGTCAGTCAGTACATCTTCAGATGTTGACGACGAAGACGCTGTAAATGTAGCCGTCTGCTTAGCACCACCAATAGTGATTTCTACAGTATATACTGCACCATTAGCTACAGAGTCAAGAACAATAGAAACTGACCGATGTGGATCATATGCAGAATTAGATACAGCAGTGTCAGCAGTTACATTATTTTTACTGTTGATGATGATACTTGTATCCTGGACAGTGATAACTTTGTAGTTAGTTTTATCACCGTTAAGGTAGCTAGTGCCATCAGGGTAAGTCACAGTAGCTGACGCACCTGTCAACGCATTCCAGATTGCAATGGTTGTACCTTTGATTACACCAATATATTCTTCATCGTTATCACGTTTGATAAAGAACCACTTACCACCATCATACGTGGAGCCTGTGCCTAGGTTCAGAATGTGCTCAAAACCAGGACGCTTGGTCAACCCGTAGGTTGCATCAGGGAATCCGTTGTAACACTCACGGACTTGTCCTGGCAGCTTCTTATCATCTGATTGCTTAGATACGCCACCAAGGTACGTACCAATCCGTTGAGTAATAGATGCCATTTATCGATAAAGAGCGTTATAGGGTTTGTAGCTTTGGTAACGATTGGTAGCTCCAGAATGTCCAAAGAACGTATAGTCACCTTGATTGCACTCATACTCCATAGCCATAGCTCTGGTGAATGCTTCCTTTTGTTGCAAGATTTGATACTGGTTGGTGTCACCAACAATCCGACTAGAAGTAATGGCTGCAGCTCGTGCAGTGATGAAGTCAGCAATCGGTTTAGGTAAGTCTATCCAATCGAACAACCAAACAATGTCACATTCAATGTCTTGCTCAAATGTATATGTGTGATGTGCCTTGTCATACAGCTTGCCGCTGCGACGGATGACGTCCAGTTCAACGTTAGCTGCGTTGTCAGTGGCGTCAATCTGCAGCATGTTGTTCGGGATCTCGATTTGATTATCTGTATTCCGAACCATCAAGTAATGGAACTCTTTGTTAAATGACCATCCCTCGCTCTGTACTTCCCGTGAGACTTCTAGCAAAGTCTGATAGGCAATCGCAACGTCCGGGTTGGTTTGGTCTAGGGTAGTTACAGGCGCTTGTCCACACGACTGCAAGATTTGATTGACAGCAGGCAGCTCTTGCTGCGAGTTAGTGGTAGGAAAAGCCATATAGATAAAAAAAAAGGACCCCGAAGGGTCCCTGTATACTTTGAAAAAATCAGAATGCAGAAGGCTTGGTGGCGGTGCCAGCAAACAGTTCGACTGCACATGCAGGGTTCAGGTAGTCTGCGCCCATGGCGAGACGACCCAGGATCACGTCGCCCTGGTAAACCACGGACACGTCTCCACTGGTAACCTGCACCTGGGGGCCGATTGCTTCCACGCAGCCAGCGGCTTCGCGTTGGAAGATCAAACCACAGGAGTTGGCGAATTCGGTTTCTTCACCATACTCGTTGTTGATACCGGTGACATCAGCAGCGGCGTCCTCAACAGCTTCACCAACGAAAGAACCGGTGTTGCCAGGATCGGTCACACCAGGGTTGGTTGCAGAGCCAGTACCGTACTTAGTACCATACTGAGAGAAGAACGGAATGTTCATGGACTTGTAGATCTTGATACCGGCGATCTCGATGATGCCCTGGCCGCCTTGCAGCGCAGTGCCTTGCTCATCGCGATTCACCAGACCGTTAGATCCGACAGCCTGAATCAGTTCGTAGTATTGACGTGGGTTCAGGACCCCGACACGACCCTCAGAGCTGACACCCTTTTCGTCGAGGGCAGCAGCGGCGTCGTAGAACGCTGCCACAAGGTTGGCAGAGTTGTAAGCGTCAGAAGCGTTAGCAGTAGAACCGACACGGATCTGGGTGCCACCCGGCTCAACAAAGTTGGTCTTGGTGATCGGGGAAGCAGCACGTGCACCACGAGTGATAGCACGGAAGATCAGACGGTCATACTTCTGGGCCAGAGCGTAGCCGATCTTACGGCTAATCTCAGAGCGCAGATCGTAGTGAGACAGAGTCTCGTCAAGATCATACACGAAAGCCGAGCTGATGAGCAGGTCGTCAACCGTGATGGTCTTTTCGGCCACCGGGGGCGCACCGTCGGAGTTACCGAGGATTGCGTTTCCGGGGGTGTGGTACTCAGCAGTCGTGCGACCCGTGTAGATGAACTGCATTGACTTGCCGTTCTTCAGGGTGCGCTTCATGACCATGTCACGAGCGATCGCATTGTACTGGAAACCTTTGAACATTTCACCTGAAAAGAGCTTCAGGTAAAGAGCACGGGCGTCACCCGTAGAGTTGGACTGACCAGCCCGTGTAAGGCTAGTAGTCAGAGTAGAAGATTGATGTGCCATTTGTTAGGTACGAATAAAGTGTATAAGCAATCTCCAAACGTTTGGATGGCATTGTGCCAAAAATTTTTGTGGTCTATCCCACCGTCTAGACGGCTAATGGGTATCCGCGTACGGGCCAAAAGCCAAGGCAAGGGAGGTCCGACTCTGAGGTGCCTCCCAAGCTTTTTATAGAAGACCTTTAAGGCACTTCTTTTGTTTGCGACATTGTGGTTTCTTGTCACCACAGTGACCACAGCGGTTGAAGACCAGACCGTTATCCTCAGGCTCAGGAGCCATCTTTGTAACGGAGGTTTTTACAACCTTAGATTGATGTGGCATAGTGTATTCTGTTATATGTAGGCGTGGGCGCTTTCCGAACACCCACTCCTTAAACCGTTCCTTCGGGCTTTACAATTGTGGAAAGCTCTTTGTATTCAGTTTTTTTCGACCTTACGATGGACGACGTATGCGACGCCACGATAGGTCAGGACGACTTCTTTTTTCTGTGCAGTTTTTTGCATTGTTAGATACCAAAAAAACCTACCCCCCGTTCCATGAGTAGGTTGCCTGCGTCCCAAAAGGGATGAACGTACGGCTGGAGTCTAATTAGAAGTCGTAGGTAAAACCAACCTTTGTGCCATAGTTGTTGTCATCGTCAGATGTCATGAATGACACCTCACCATAGGCAGACAACTTTTCAGACAAAGGAAGGGAGCCGCCAACTTTGCCAGAGAACTCAAGATCAGAGTCACCGCCGTCGGGTGCTACAATTGCAGGTCCAGCCTGGATATACCAGTTGTCCTTTTTGTAGCCTACGTGGTTGTCGATGACAGTGCCAGCGTAGTCCGAGCCAGTGAACCCTGAGTTAGCTTCGACGTTGACATAGGTCTGTGCCGTAGCCGGTGCTGCAACAGCGATGAGTGCTGCGGGGAGGAAAGCAGTGAGCTTCATTTTGTTTAGCGTTTTTTGGCGGTTTTGGCAGCACGCTTGAAGTTAGCGGCAGTCGGTGCTCCTTTAGAGCCCGGCTTCCTCATCTTCTCGCCACTGCCTGCGGCGATGCGACGCCGCTTAGCATGGATGTTAGCGTAGAGTCCAGGTTTAGCCATAGCTTTTTTTAGATTTTCTTTTTGCTAAAGGAAGTTGTGGCCCTGTCCGACGAAGGAACGTGTCCTTTTCGTTGGGGTTAGTAGTGCTTTTACCTTTGTTGTAGATCTTCTGTTTCTTCTGTGCACCTCTGTGGCCTGGGCCAATCTCAAAGGACTGTGAAACAAAGTTACTACTGAATGCTTTTTGATCAACGCGATGCTTTTTCATTAGCATTTCCATTTACGTAGTGCAAGAGCCTTCCGTGTAGGACGACCCTTGCTGTCTTTCATTGGTCCTTTGACACCCGACATACGGGCACAGAAAGAACGCTTGCGTGGCCCGCCTTCAGGCTGAGGTGCCTTTAGGTTGGACCCTGTAGCTCTGTTGTATTTACGACGACCGGCAGCAGTCAAGCCACCGCTCCTCGATTTGTGTGTACCAATCTTTAGACTGACTGATCGGGTACTACTTTTTGTAGCCTTTGCCACCTTTCTTGCCTCCGCAAGAGCCTTTGCCTTTGTGTGCCATCAGCGCATCCTCCGACCGCGTAGGATTTTCAAATCAGAAGCATCAATTTTATTTGGATTGCCACCGAGACTTGCCATCTTCTTCTGCTTAGGCGACAGTTTTTTGTTTTTCTTTTTTGGCCGACCCACTTGGGAGCCGTATGTTCCAGGTCCGTAAGGCATGGTTAGAAATCAATATCAGAGTTTTCAAGCTTACGCATAACGTCTTGCCTATATGCAGAATCATTGTCATAACGAGGGTCAGACATAGCCTGCACAAGTTCAGCTTGACTGCGGAAACCTTGATTGGAATTGACAGGTGCTTTGCCTTGGATCACATCTCCTTCATAACCAACAGCATCACGATGACGGAGAGCAAGAGCCTGGACAGCAAAGAAGGCTGCCTGTGCATTGCCTGAATCCATGATCGCATCGTACATATCGATCTCTTGTTCAGAGAAGTTTTCTTTAGCCCAGCCAATCAACTCAGCGTAGTTGTCGTCACCACCGATCATGCCTTTCAATGCAGTTGCATCTTCTTCAGTCATGATTGGTCCCCGCTGCTGCTCGACCTGACGACGATAGTCGAGGTGCATTTCTGCCAAGGCAGCAGGATCAGCGTTGGCTACTTCATCTAGAATCTCGTCACTCCATTCGTTGTTCTCTGCACCTTCCCACAGCCTGTCAAACAGGTCACTGTTGTAAGGTTCAGGTTCATCTGATTCCTCAGTTACTTCTTCCTCTACCTCTTCGCCGTCACCTCCAAGCTTCTTTTGTAGTTCAAGATAAGCAGACTCTAGTTCTTCTGCATTCCTGTACTTACCTGCCAGCATTTGATCATGCTGTGCCTCAAGCTCTTCGCCAACTTGTAGAGATTCTTGTTCGTCTGCATTAAGTTCTCCCGGAGCGTTTTCTTCCGGGATCATAGACATTACTTCTGCCATGGTTATTCAGTGGGTGGTTGTCCTACGTTAGGATTTTTACTGGGATCCATCATTGGAGTCTTCATTGCATCGACTGCAAGTTTCTGTGACTCCATAAGTTGTTGTTGCTTTACTGCCTGCTGACGCTCAGCCTGTACATCTTCCATAGAACGTACGAGGTTGAGAATGTCAATGCCTTGTGCAGCAGCAAACCGTTTGATAAGTTCGTCTGTGTTGATAAAGGTAGAAATAGATTCAGGTCCGATTGTCTGTGCAAGGATCTGCAAGAACTGACCTAAACTCTCACGGTCTTGGCCGCGGCCTAGTGCATTCACACCAGCCACAATGGTTGGCTTGACAATGTCCTTAGGAATCTTAGGAATCTCACCCTTACGTTGTGCCTCACTCAGTTTACGGTTGAGGTATGGAACAAGGAAGTCAACAGTCAGCAGGGAGAATAGTCCACCAAGTTGCTGTTCCAGCTCCATCTGTGTCATGCGGACCTCTTCGGCAGTCGTGCGTTCTGACTGTCTAACATTAAGGATAAGGAACGCTTCGCTAAGACGACGTTCAAGAACCTGTGTCATCTCAAATGCAGTACGGAAGTCCGCTGTCTTACCTACCTGCACAACACCTACGTCATCAGGACGACCCTGGATGATTGCACCGTTACCTGCAGCAGCAAGTGTGCTGGGTTTGGTTGTGGATGAAGGGCTGACAGTAAATACAACTTTAGCTGCAGCAGCACTGCCTTCTACCAGTGCCTGACTCAAACCTTCTAGAGATTTGAGGTCACCAATAAACTGGCCTACCCTGCCACGACCGTAGCTTTCACCATCAACTTTATTAAACATCAGTGGGATCCAAGGCGTTGTACCAAGAGGTGACTTACCTTGTGAACCTTTTACAATTTTATCTGACACTTCCTGGTGCCAAACAAAACGATTGTTGTCACGTTTGACATGGGTATAGACATCCATGTCGTCATCATATGATCCTTCCTCACTGACACCACGTGCATCTGTGAAGAAATCTTTTGGTAGTTGTTCTTTAAGAACTTGTTTTGAGATACGTTCTTTTGTGATTATTTCAACCACTTGACCGTTGCCATCTCGATCCACAACGTAGCGGTTCAGAGGGTAGACTTTTAATCCATCTTTGCTCATGTAGATCATAGCGTTGCCGCAAACGACAAGGTGCAGCAATGCTTGGTGCACAGCCACACGGTCATCAGATGCTGCAATTGATTCAAGAATGATACGCTCGATCTTTGCAAAAGACAGGTCAAGTTCGGATTTAATTTCTGGTCCGAAGTCTTGACCCAGTTGACTTTCGTCAAGCTGCAATTTAAAAAACGAAGTCTGCACAGGAAGGAGAGCAAGCATCAGTTTAGATGCAAGCGTCACACAACCCTTAGCTCCAACGCTTTGGTAAGGTGTCTTTAGCTGCTTCATGCCCATGGTGTATTCTTCATGACCACGAATCAAATATGGAAGTGTCAGTTCTGAGGCTTGACGTGCTTCTTCTAAAAATTGAGAACGGTCGCTGGCTAAATAATCATATCGTGTACGTGCTGACATTAGATGTTAAGTGCAGAAATTTTCATTAGGCGCTCACCGCTTCGACCAAACGTACCGCGTACGCCTCTACGCAAAAGTTGACTAGAGCTACGACCACCAGTGCCACGATCTGCAAACCGAATCCCAGATACTCTGGGTTTAGATTTACGTGCTGCAAGAGATTGCTGGAATGATTGTTGCATCTCAGCCATGCGATCTTCAGCAGCTTTGCGATCCTCAGCCATTTTACCTGTCAGCTTTGCTAACTCATTCGTGAAAGTAGTGGACAAACCAGTAATAGCATCATTCATACCACTGAACTGGTCTGAGTAGTCAGGAAACTCAATGCCTTCATAAGGGTTGATGGTTTCCCCAGCACCGCCATCGCTACCGGGTGAGCTGCCAGGACCGCCGCCGCCATTGCCGCCGCCGCCATTGCCGCCGTCGTCATTGCCACCATCGTCACCACCTCCAGTCTCCATAGGTGCTGCATCTTTATAGATATTAAGGATGCCGCCTTCATTGTAAGCACCTCCTCTATATTCAATACTGTCAACTAAAGTTTTACCTTCGCCACCAACAAAACTATATCCTTCTTTAATTCCAAGCTTATGTAAATTTTTTCTACCACTGCCGCTAAATAGATCTCTTCGTGCTTTTGCCGCATCCTGGAGTGCATCAAACCTTTCTGAGTAACCACGTCCACCAGTGGGCAGACCTGGCATATTCATGGCTAGATTATATTTAGTTTCAGCCATTAGTTATCCTCCAAGTATTTAATGACCCACTCAACGACACTGCGTTGACCAGATCGGTACATAATTTTTTGCATTGTATCGTCAGGTGTTGGGTTGGTGGGTGGGAAAGATTCCTCAAGTGCATGGACAAGACCCTGGGAGTTCATCCCAAGGACTTCAAGCATATTGGGGGAGGTCATTGTTGCTATGTTCAAAGAAAGCCGGGACTCGTGATGCCCGTGTAAAGGTAAGCTCAGGAGCTTTGCCCTCATACATCAGGCGATCACTAGAATCCAGCCAAAATTTTTTGTTCAGATATTTATCAGGGTTTGTTGCAGACAGTGGCTGCAGCACCCAGTTTATAGTTGCCTTACGGAGTAGATCAAGAGAAGGACTGATGTTATACCCCAGCTCAGTATGAACCAAACTATTGGCAGCCACGTGAATTTGCTCATCTCTGCTTATGTCTGCGGAAACTGTTCGCATTCCAGGGTCACCAACAGCGCGAAAGAGTGGTAGAAGAACGAAGAAAATTGCACGCTCAGCGACCATGGCCTTAGTGATTGTATGATCCGGATGCGCTGTCCAAGCATCACGGAGCCGTAACGCTTCGGCCTCAGCTTTCTCATCAACCCCGTGAGCATTGGCAATGTAACCAAGTGCGAGGTCATGTTTTTCTTCGTCTTTGACATTGGAGAGAAGTAGCTCGCGTGCCAGCGGCGGTACTTCGGTAGCAAGAGCTTCATTGATAAACTCTCCCACAGGCAGTTCCATATGTCTTACTGCAAGGGCACGTTGTAATACTTCTTTGGCCCCCTCCTTCACTGTACCAGCAGTCGTCTGTACTGGTGTCCATGTTCTTTTTCGTTCGATTAGTTTTTGATACGGGTTCATTCTTGACAGTCACATTGTGGTTCATTTTCTGGCTCCAACAATAGGTCTTCGAGATAACCCTCAATGTCTTTGTCGCCAAGGGCAGCGTAGACATCTGATTTATCTTGTGTGTCTCCCATTACTTGGAGTGAATAATAAAGGGAGGTCTGTGGAGATTCCAACCACTCTTCGATAAAGGCTTCGTCATATACAACGACATCACTCCAACTGTTGAAGCTATACCCGTGAAGAAGTCCCGTGCGGTCGAGCATGGTCATGATGCCATCGGCAACACGTTTGTAGTTTGCCCAACCAACTTCTGATGCGATTTCTACATCGCCATATTCATATGTCTCG